GAAGTGGCTGAGGGGGGAAGAGTGTGAGAAGTTTATCTACGAGGGCTTCTGTTCTTGTGAAACAACTCCCGAAGGTAAGACTCTTTGCATGTTCCTCCACTGGACCATTACGCCTCAGGGCTCCGACTACTGGTGCAACATCCAGCAACGCCTCGAAAAAGCGGCCGGCCTATGACTCGCCTCCCTCTCCTACCCGAACACGAGGCGCGCCTCAAGGAGATCGACCGCCGTCTAGTCACCCTCTGCCCTGAGCGCATCCACTATCAGGCCCACCTGGATGACGTAGATAGAGTGATCGAAAAACTCTGTCGTGAGAAGAGATCGATCGAAGAACGCTACGTCGTCATAACACGCATTACGCGCAAGAGTGTGCGAGAAAGGAGTGTGGCGGAACAGAAGCCAGTTTCAGTTGATGCTGTGTTGGCCCACTTAGATGCGGCCCAAATCAAGGCTCTCATTAAGCAACTAGAACGTCAGAAGAAGGAGATCGAGGAGGAAGAGGAAGTGCTGGAAGAACTCCTTGATGAGAAGGAAGAAGTGTACGACCCTGAGGACGTAGCCTCAGATGACGAAGTAGAAGAGAAAGAGAAACCACTTTATAGGAGGTGTTGCTGTGAAAGTTTATAAGATTGTTTCCGTCGCAGAGGATGGAACACTAAGGAGTGCAATGGCCAATCTTTTGTCCAATCCTGAGTTGATCCTGTCTTACTCAATCGAAGAATGGACGCATCCTGAGTGCGGGTATATCTTTGCATGTAAAGATGAATATACGGCTAAGCATGAAGCAGACAGAAACCACAAATATGCCGAGAACTTGGAAGTCTGGGAGGCCGAAGCAAGGGTTTCTACGAAGTATGTAGAGACGATCCCTTTCCCGGCTCGCATACATTCATTAGCCCGCCTTTGCCTGATATGGGAGAAGGGAGTCGAGAAGTTCTTTCCAAAGGGAGATTTCTTCGAATTCACTCGTCCTATGCCTCAAAACACAGTCCTCTGCAAATCCCTCATTCTCATACGGAGGGTAGCGTGACCAAGTTCTTCCACATTCAAACTAACGAGGACAACGAAGGAGAGTGGCGCTGTACTGTGTGCCGCGTCCTCTTCGTTGACGGCGAAACTTGCCAATGCGAGGAGGACGACAATGAGTAAAGCCCTAATGCTCCTCGTCATTTTCGTCAGCGCGGTCTGCTGGGATTGCGCCACTGATCGCGTCAACGTAGTGATCGACCGAACTCTTGATCGCATCCCAGACGAGTACGTCATCGTCTACGGGCGCTACCACGAAGCCTACTTGCAGAAGAGGCCAACCACACTTGAAGAGATCAAGTGGAGAAAGGAGAAGAGATGAATCCAGAAAGTCTTTTCATCATCAGTCCTATGGCCGAACGTGTAGAGGCGCTTCAGCGTATGCACGAAGTGCTGTATGGCGGCAAGTACGAGCCATCAAGCAAGCCCCGAATCAAAGCAAGCAAATACTCCCCACATCAAAGCAGTCGGGAGTGCGCAAGGAGGCTTCGTCAACTCACGAATCGAAGCAAAGGAGATAATATTCAGAAGGTGTACCAAAATAAAATTTCCTTGTGATGATTTTGGGATTGACAACTACCACCAACCATGCCATAATGTGTTTCAATCATCAGATGAGGGTTCTCTTCTGAGCCCCGTCACTAGGGTCGCGACCTACCGCCAACATAAGGAGGCATCAAATGTCTGAAGAAAACGCAGTTGCAAGTGAAGTAGTTGAGATCAGCGCCACTTACAAGAAGGGCGAAGAAGGCGATCGCGAAGTTACCATCCTCTTCGACTTCGGCGGAGACCTGACGAAGGCCGCTGAGAAGTTCGGCGCCGACGTGGTCTACTCCAACTTCGTGCGCGCCGCCAAGGTGACGGCACAGTCAGCTATGCGGCGGCTCATGGAACAGGGCAAGGCGGACGACGAAGTCCAGTCGACGATGGAAGCATGGAAGCCCGGCGTTGCCCTTGAGCGCACTGTCGACCCGACGGCTGCCCTGCTCCGCACCTTCCCCTCCCTCTCTCCCGAGGCGCAGGCGAAGCTCATTGCTGACCTCACCGCGAAGGCGGCGAAGGCTGCATAGGAGGTGCTCATTGCCTTCGGGCATGGTTCTACCGACATAGAGTCAGCTAGCCGAACACAATAGGGAGTGTCCCTCCCTGACCTGTCATCGACAGAAGCTCCTGAGCATGAGGATAAAAGGCTCACTTCGGATGATAATTAACCTAAGCGAAAGCGAAACAAGGAGATAGCCATGGCGCTATGGACACGAAGAAGCGGCATTCAGCTCGCTTACCCATTCGAGGCTAAACGCCTCACGAAGTATTCCCAACCATATCTCGTTCAGCCCAAACTCAACGGGGAAAGGTGCCGAGCCCTCATCACCAACAGGGGCGTCACCCTTCTCTCCAGCGAAGAGAACGAGATCATCACTCTCCCACATATAAACAAGGTGCTTGCCCTCAGCACGAAGATCGAGCTAGATGGTGAGGTCTACCTGCATGGCATGTCCAAGCAGGCTATCTCCAGCTTCATGCGGCGCAAGACCCCTCATCCTGACCACTTCCAGATGCAATACCACGTCTTCGATATCATCCACGAAGAGCTTTCCCAGATGGAACGCCTCCGATATCTCTACGCTGACTTCCGTTCGTTGCTCGAAGCAACAGGTTGCGTCAAAGTAGTCGACACACACCGAGTCTGGGACATGGAAGGGATTGAGAAACTCCTCCACTTCTACTGCGGAGAGGGCTACGAGGGCATTATCATTAGAGAGGCCAACGCCCTATACGAGCGCACCCGCACTACCAACATGCTCAAGTGGAAGCCGCGTCACAAGGACTCATATCTAATAGTTGGCTACCAAGAGGAGGTGGATAAGTATGGAACGCCAAAAGGACGCCTTGGCTCCCTTGAGTGCGAGAAGGATGATCAGCGCTTTTCTGTGGGATCTGGGAGCCTTCTTACTCATGCTAATCGCAACGATCTGTGGGCTATTCGTGATGGTCTATTGGGTCAATATGCTCTTATTAAGTATCCTGAGTTGACGGACCGCGGAGTGCCGAATCATCCAGTTATCGTAGGAATAACGGAAAGGGAGGAAGAAGATGAATAGCATAACTGGAGAGTTCAAGAGTTGGACGGTCGCTTGTCCAAAGTGCAAGAAGGAGTTCGTCATCTCGGACATAATCGAAGGAAACCACAACGAAGGCGAGATTTGCTACTGCGTCTTCTGCGGATCGGAACTATAACCAAACAAGGAGGCTTCAATGAACTGGATCGAAGTAATGAGATACTTAGACAATAACCCTGATGGGGTATTTGGCTGGCTTACAAGCAAAGGAGAACCCAGGGAGCTTTTCCTAGTAGCTAACAAATATCAACCAGAATGGAAAATGATGTACGTTCGCCGGCCAGATCGCCGTGACGCGCCTTTCTGCTGCAGAACTCCTGAGTTCTTCCTCCGCACCGACTTCTTCATTGTTAAGAAAGAAACCCCTCTCCAGAAGGAGATAAGAAAGATAGTAAGAGAAGAGCTCCATCATATGGATAAGCGAGAACTATAATGTCCCCCAAAGTCTACATAATCAACAAAGCAGCCCACGACTTCTCCCCAGCCTCGCGCTATGGAGAACTCCTCTACCTCTCAAAAGGGGGCGTGAACAAGTATGCTGTCAACAATATCTTTCGCATGTTTCGAGACTCACTCGAGAAGTCCTCCGAGGACGACTACATTCTGATCACCAGCTTGACCGTAATGAGTTGCATCGCCTGCTGCATTATGGTCATGCTTCACTCTCGACTTAACCTTCTCCTGTTCATGGATGGAGATTATGTCGAACGGAAGATGGACTTTACTGACCTTAGAAAGGAGAAAGAGAAATGAAGAGAGAAGATATCATATTGGGCAAGACGTATCGCATCCGGGCTTGGGAGGATATGGAGAAGGAGTTCGGGCTGTTCGAAGAAAACATAGATGTTTCGGGAAACATCTCCTTCACCGAAGAAATGAAACAGTTCTGTGGAAAGGAGTTTACTCCAGAGGCGTGGGATTTTGTAGGGGATTTTGCGCCTCTCATCGACGGCTTCGCTTTCAACCACCATATGTTGGAGGAACTATGACCAAACTCCAACTCCACCGAGAAATGTCTCCGTCCATGGAAACGTGCCTCTCCGAAGTCATCGTCTCCCTGCACCCACACAAGAAGTACGTCGCCTCTTGCAAGGGCACCAAGTACATCCGCCGTCCTTGCTGGGGCCTCTTCGTAAGGAGGGCGAGAGATGTCGAAAGTACTCAGTAATGGTTGGCTCCGGATTCAGAACGAGAAACTAGAACTCGCTCTCCCAATCGACTGCACAACAGCTGAGAATATGTGCATCCAGTACCTCGTCTGCGCACTGGATCGGAGAAAGAGGCCGTTCAAAATCTATAACCTCGGGGCTGGTGTTAAGCGCATTACTACTGACACCGAAAGTTGTCCATGCTGCAAGAAGAAACTTTAAGGAGGCTTTCAGTGAAAGCGAAAATATACTTAGACGTAGAAGAAGTCTGGTTAGAAGTACTAAGTATTTCTTTCGACGATCAGATGGTCTGCGTATCTCGTGAGGAAGTATACCAGAAGTGCAAGATCAAACGAAACTCTCTCGAGGAATACAACTTCATGAATACCTATTCTGGTCACTCAAGAAGTACTGCGGGATTATTATTCTTCTTGCAACTGTTTTACATCAACAGGACACTAATAATCGAATAAGGAGGCTCAAGATGAGCAAGAGAATGACGGAAGCGGAGAAGCAACGGAAGGAGTTTGAGAAAGAAATACTACGTCTGTGGGATAAGACTGACCTTCTCTACTCTCTCGTCCTCGGCGCGTATGACCTCGCAGTTCAGCGTCGCGCAGTAGCCAACCTCGAAGAGTTCCTACGGAGGCCCTCTCATGGCTAGAATAACAATAGCTGCCTTACAGCAGCAGGTCAAGGAGTTACAGGAGACTAATCGTCTTCTTGTTAAAGATGTTACTATCTTAACGGAACAGAACTCTTTCTTTCGTACGCAGTCAACTTCTGGACAGTTATCTTCCCTAAACTGCACCTTACAACGAATAGCTGAGACTTGTACCACTATGCTCCAGTCTATTCCAGCGTATACAGCTGCAAGGAGGGATAGATGAACGGAAATCTCATAACGCGCCAAAGTTGCGACGACTCAACCAAGACCAACTCCTACCTCGACTGCCCGCGCAAGTACTTCTACGAGTTCGTGCTCAACTGGATTCCCGACTTTCCTCGACACGACCTCGAGTTTGGCGAAGCCTGGCATCGCGGCATGGAACACCTAACAAAGAACGGCAACCATCGAGACGAAGTCCTCAACGCTCACGGCCTCTTCCTCGACCACTACCGCAAGCACTTCGGCGAGCACACGGATGCTGACTATGCTCCGAAGAATCCTCAGTACGCTCAGATCGGCTACCTCAGCTATGCAATCCAAAACGCTGACGACCGGCACAAGTACGAAGTGCTCTATACAGAGGTCGCAGGTAGTGTTATGATGAGCCAAGGCCTCTCCATAGCGTTCCGCATTGACGCTATTCTCCGCGAGATGGAGACGGGCAAAGTCATCGTCCTCGAGCATAAGACAACAAAGTCGGATCGCTCCAGCTGGTACCAACAATGGCCTCTCGCCATACAGCTGGGCACATACATCTACGCCCTCTACTGTATGTTCCCTCCTGAAGAGGTCGGCGGAGCTCTCGTCAACGGGTCTATCTTCACGAAGAAAGAAATCAAGCATGTCCGGGTCCCAGTTCGAAAGACGCCCAGGGCGATGGACGCCTGGCACGCTGACGTTCTTTACTGGCTCACCTTGATCGAAGAGCAGTATGACCGCATCCAACGATGCACCGAGAGTGATGGCGTCATGGAAGCTTTCCCACGCAACCCTGGCAACTGTACCAAGTACTTCGGCTGCCCCTTCCATGACTTCTGCATCAACTGGCCTAACCCGCTCCAGCACTGTGATCAGGTCCCAAGTGGGTTCGTCGAATATAGATGGGACCCGAGAGATAGGGAGAAGGAAGCGAATAAGGTTGTTAACTTTTAATACGAAAGTGCTTGCTGTGAGGTAAAGAACGGGGAACTGGCGAGAGTCCTAAACGGCAAAAGCTCGTGAGTAGCGGAAGCTTAACCAAGTCTGATGGGTTGATCGCCATTCAGGATCGTTACAAGCCCGAGCATTCGGTCCAGCGCGTTGGCAATAACTCACAGCAAGCCCTTAATTCAAACGAAAGGAGAGAACATTGCTAGAACTCAGCAGCGAAATAGAAAAACTCCGCGCGCTCTACACAGCCGAAAAGACGGAGAAGTTCAACGGCCTCATCTATGGCGACATGGGCAGCGGGAAGACCCGTCTCATTCAGACCGCCCGCTTGCCCATCCTCATAGACAGCTTCGACCCTGGCGGGACGAAGACCCTCCGCGACGAGATCAACGGCGTCACTCCTGGCTGGGTCATAGGCGCGATCAACGCTGACACTCGCTGGGAACTGGAGAATCCCAAGAAGCCGTCCGTCGCTAAGGATTGGGAGAAGGAGTACGAGCGAAGGAAGCGTGACGGCATCTTCGGACAGCTCGGCACTTACGTCATCGACTCGGTCACCACGTTCAGCGACTGCTTTGCTAACCAGTACCTGGCCTCCAAGAACCGAGCGGGCGACTATCTCTACCAACAAGACTACAACCCCATCATGGCTGCGATCTCTGCTGCAATGAAAGACATTCTCGCCCTGCCTTGCGACGTCATCTTCATCGCCCACACAGACGTTGACAAAGACGAGGTGAGTGGCCGAATGTTTGCCGGCCCCAACTTCATTGGCAAATCCAGCAGGGGAAAATATCCAGTATGGTTCGACGAAATCTATGCCGCGGTCACTAAGGAGACGAAGGAAGGGATCGAATACTCTCTTCTCACACAGCCCAGTGGCATGTACAAAGCGCGGACCCGTCTGGGGAAGGGAGGAATCTTTGACACGTACGAGAAGCCCGACATAAAAGCGCTTCTACGGAAAGCTGGAATCAGCGACGCTGACAACCCCGCTTGGGTTAAAAAATAACCGAAGTGGGAAGGAGTTACTTATGGCTTTTGACGAATGGTTGTATGAGCAAAGACAGGAGAATAAAAAGAATAACTTTGCTGCTCAGTATGGAAGAGGAGTTGCCTCTTTCAGAAACTCAGTAAGAGGGGCGAGGGCGGACTTCTTCGTCATAGACGACCCTATCGAACCCAAGTACTGGTACAAAATCCCAACAAAGGAGGAACAAGCAATGAAACAAATCTTCGACGTAATCGCAGTTCGTGTAGATGACAAGGGCCAGCCGACTGAAATCCTCGCTGGTCCGACAACCATCCTGGCTCGTAACGAGGAGTCGGCGAAGCAGACGCTGGCGGCAACACCTGCTGCCAACGCAGCCATACTTGCCGGCGACGAGGTGGTCCTGCTGGCCCGCCCTTTCAAGTAGCTATATCCACCTGGGGTCTGGATGTAGCTAGCTTTAAAGAACAACTGCTAAATGTTACTAGTATAAAACCTGACCCCGAGTTTGCCTCATTAACCAAGGCGCGTCTTCGCAACTACTAACGAAAGGAGAAATAATGCCCAGAGAAATACGCATAACTCCAGTCCTCAACGGATGGATTGTCCAAGTGGGGTGCTCAACAGTGGTCTTCACCGCTTTGGATAAGATGGCAGGAGAAATCATTCGCTACTATCGAGACCCCTATGGAGTAACAAAAGAGTACGTCGACAGCGCAGCTAACAAGGTCCAAGGGGCCAGTGCTCCTCCAGCTCCGCCAGAATCCCGTATGACTCGTGGAACAGGTCTACTACAACCTGTCTGCGCTCCACAAGACTGCGCTCCACAAGACTGTGAAGCCGCAGGCTCTTCCTACTAACCGCAGCTAACCAACGAAAGGAGTAACAAACATGAGTTTCCTCGACTTCGACTTGAACGACGTACCGGCCCTTGACGTAGTACCCGCAGGCGAAGAATACAAACTGCGCATCACCAGCTGTGAGATGAAGATCAGCTCGAAGGGCAACCCTGGTATTCAGGTCCGCCTCGATATCCCATCCGCTCCGGCCTCCAAGGATATCTCCCACTGGATCAACTTGCCTGACGCATCCACGGACGAGAAGAAGAAAATCCGCCAGCTCAATCAGGTCAAGGAGTTCTGCCTCTGCTTCGGCCTCGACCTCTCGCGCCCCGAGTTCGGAGACAACCTCGTCGGCTCCACTGGCTGGGCTCTCCTGGATGTGGAAGAAGACGACACCTACGGTGAGCAGAACCGCGTCAAGCGCTTCATCACAGCAAAGTAAACACGAAAACTAAAATCTGAGAACTGGGCAGCCCTCAACAAGCTGCCCTTTCTTTCTCTCTTTGGAGGCAAGATATGAACGTATCAACTGAAATGCTTCTCGCAGCAATCCAGGAAGAGTTTGAAGAGATTATTAATAAGAAAACTGGCTGGGGTAAGAATGATATCCTCTTTGCTTTCGAGCGGGCTAAGGTTAATGCTCTTGCACGTTTTCTATAAGGAGGCCAACTGTGACCAACCAACCTGCCTGGGTACCTCGCCTGAGCATAGCTATACCCGAGGAAGAGTACCTCGCCCTCCAACGAGACATCCCTTGGGGCATGAAAACTCATCTCTTCCTCATCTTTATCCGCGAACTACTTGCCATCGTCAAGGAGCATGGGCCAATGGCTTTGGCCCTCCTCACTCGGCATGGCTTCACTATTCACCTAAAGGAGCCCTCTCATGAGGCTAGCATCCCTAAGACAAAGCCTCAAGGATATGAGCGAGGATGAGCTCCGCCGCCACATTCTTGAGATCAGAAGTAACCGACGCAAAGTGAAACAACAAACTATTGAGCGCGCACAGAAGGCTGAGAAATCTGGGGTGGTGTCGAAAGCGACGGCGAAACGAACTCTCGCCGGCATATCTCCGCAGCAAGCCTTAGCGATGCTCGAACAACTGGCAAGAGGGAGAAAGTGATGAGAGGCACAAGATCAAAGTGGTTAAGAAAGCTTTCCTATGCTTATGGTAACTCAGACAAGACAAGGCATCAGTCATATAGGAGCCTGAAAAAACTCTGGCCTCATATGAAGAATGTCTTCAAACTACGTTTCGAAGAAGCCAAGCGTCTTGGCTATCTAAAGGAGAACTAACCGTGGACATAGGAATTATCAACAGAAACGAGATCGACTTTGGCGCTCGCCGAAGAGAGGACTACGGCAACTTGGAGCAACTCGCTGCCTCGATTCGCGAGAAGGGGCTTATCCAACCTATCGCAATCTGGCAACGGCCAACGCCGCTGAAAGAAGGAGAGCTGCCATACCTGCTCCTGGCCGGCGGCCGAAGGTTCCAAGCCACTGCTATCAACCAGATGACTGAGCTGCCCTGCCGTATCTTCAACGACCCAGACCTGGACGACCTCCTCTATCGAGAGATCGAGCTGATCGAAAACCTCGAGCGGAAGGACCTCTCCTGGTCCGAAGAAGTTAAGATGAAGAAGGAGCTGAATGATCTGATGACTGCCAAGTATGGCCGTGTCATAGACAAGGGCAACGCTAACAAGGAGGCCGAAGATGGGTGGACGCACAAGAAGACCGCCGACATCCTTGGCTCCTCCCGCCCAAGCGTCAGCCAGGACATTCGCCTAGCTGAGATGATGAAGGTCATACCGCAGCTAGCTGACGCGCCCACCAAGAGTGATGCCAACAAGCTCTTGAAGAAGCTCCAAAACATGGCAGTTAACAACGAGCTCCTGGCCCAAATCGACAGGAAGCAGGCCTCTGGCGGAATGGACGCTCTCAAGAGCCAGCTCATCTCCAACTACATCCTCCGCGACTGTATGGAAGGCATCAGAGAACTCCCTGACAAGTCGTGCGACATAGTTGAGATCGACCCTCCCTATGCCATCGACCTGAACAACGTGAAAAAGGGAATGGAAAACTTCTCTGCGCAGTACGACGAGTGTGACTACAACGAGATCGACCCGCAGATCTACATCCCCTTCATCAATAACCTCCTCAAGGAAGTCTATCGAGTTATGTCCGAGCATAGCTGGCTCATCTTCTGGTATGCCCGCGAACCTTGGCAGGAAGTCATCTTCCGCATGATCGCAGATAACGGCTTCAACGTCAAGCGCATAGGTGGGCTGTGGGCCAAGCCGAATGGTCAAACTCGCTGTCCTGAGCGCTACCTGGCCAACGCGAAGGAGGACTTCTACTACGCCTCGAAGGGTACTCCGCAAATCTCTCGCCCTGGCCGCTCCAACGTGTTCACTTACAACACTGTGCCGCCGACGAAGAAGATTCACCCGACTGAGCGTCCAGTGGAACTGATCCAAGATATTCTCTCCACCTTTGGCTGGCCCGGAGCCCGGCTTATGATACCTTTCCTCGGCTCTGGCAACACGCTCCTAGCCGGAGCGAACCTCAAGATGAGTGCCTTCGGCTATGATCTCTCCAAGCCTTACAAAGACGGCTATACCATTCGAGTCAGCGAAGGAACTCCAGGGATGTATGCTTCGCTTCCCAGCAGTCAGGCTCTAACCTTTGGTCCAGTATAGGAGGAATAAATGGAACTGTTTTTCGACACCGAGACAACTGGCCTTCCCCTTTTCAAGGAAGAACCTACTCACCCTAACCAGCCCGACGTCATTCAGCTGGGCGCCATCCTCTCCGACGCAGAGCATATTTACACCCAGCTCTCCTGCGTTATAGACCCGAGCGACCTGAACCCGGAATGGAAGATGCATCCGAAAGCTGCCGAGGCCCACGGCATATCTGACGAGATCATTCGTACCACTGGTCTCCGCTCTGAAGAAACTCTCAACGTCTTCATCAACATGGTAGAACGCGCCGACCTAATCGTCTGCCACAACGTATCCTTCGACAAGAAGCTCATCATGATAGCTCTCCACCGCCTCGACCGCGTCGACCACTACAACTTCTTCCGCAACGGCGCCTTCTACTGTACCATGAACAACAGCACGAACCTCTGCAAACTACCAGGCAAGTTCGGCTACAAGTGGCCCAAGCTCATGGAACTCTACCAGTTCCTCTTCAACGAAACCTTTGAAGGGGCCCATGATGCCCTCGAGGACGTTCGGGCTACCAGACGATGCTTCTATGAGATGCAACGTAGAGGATTAGTCTAACCCACTTCGGTTAAATTTCACCCTAAGGAGGTTTCGTATGATAGCTATAACCTGCCCTGTCTGTGGCCGCGTCCACTACAACAAGAAGCACAGCGACTGTGCTCCGTGTCGTAAGTGGGCCATGCTAATAGACATAGACGGCCTCATCTCGGACTTCATCCACAGGAGACTCATATGAGCTTCTTCGACTCCCCAACTGTGCGGGTTCGTGGAGTTGGCCCGCGCACTGACTGCACCATAGCCTTCGTCGGCGAAGCGCCTGGGCAGACTGAAGAGAAGATGGGCGAACCTTTCGTGGGCGTCTCTGGTTCGCTCCTAACTCAGCTCATGCACAACGCTGGCATTGGCCGCCACGAGGTCTATCTAACTAACGTCGTCAAGGAGCGCCCTCCCCGCAACGACATAACCCCCTTCTTCGAGGTCAAAAGAAATGGTGTCATCAAGTCAGCTGCCTTCGACTCATATGTGGCAGAACTTAAAGAAGAGCTTTCAGACTGTTCAGCGAATGTTATCGTCGCTGTTGGAGGTACAGCCCTGTTCGCACTATGTAACTTGCTGGCCTCCTCGAAACGACGTGGGTCTATTTTGGAATCAACTCTCCTCCCTGGAAGAAAGGTCATCCCTATCATCCACCCAGCTGCCGCCCTCCGCATGTATGTCTACCGCCACTTCATCACCTTCGACCTTAAGCGGGTCAAGGAAGAGTCCCTGTATCCTGAAATCCGACGAGTCATCAGGGACATAAAGATAGCCCCGTCCTTCCTCGACTCCATGAACTTCCTCGAACACGTTAAGCAATGTCCTGAAGTAGCGATCGACATTGAGGTGACTAATGAAGAGATATCGTGTATCAGTTTCGCACCGACGCCTTTTCTGGGTATCAGCATACCGTTTTATGGCGACGGACAGGATTACTTTGCTGTTGATCAGGAGACTGCAATATGGAGCTCCATTGAAAGTATCCTTGGTAACCCCCAGATCAAGAAGTACTTCCAAAATGGCATCTTCGACATGACCTTTATCCATCGCAAGTATGGGATCAAAACCTATAACTACGACGACACTATGATTGCCGAAGCTGTCATGTATCCCGACTTTCCCAAGGGCCTAGACTTCATAACTTCCATCTTCACCAAAGAACCTTACTATAAGGACGAAGGGAAGAAGCATATGAAGTATGGCGGCAACATGAGGGACTTCTGGCTCTATAATGCGAAGGATAGTTTAGTTTGCATCGAAGCATTTAGCCGCCTCAAGACAGACCTCGAACGCTTGGGGAACTATGATACTTATGAAACCCAGACGAAGATGATCGAGCCTCTCATCTATATGAGTGAGCGCGGTATGCGAGTCAATGTTAAGGCGAGAGATAAGGAGGCAAGAGAGAGTGAAGAGCATATTCGCGAACTGGAAGAGAAGCTCTGGAACATCACTGGTAATCAAATCAACCATGCCAGCCCTAAGCAGCTCTGTGACTACTTCTACGGCACTAAAGGAGTTAAACCATACATCAATCGTAAGACAGGTGGGGCAACTGTTGATGGGGATGCTCTCAAGCGACTTAGTAGAAAGGGGTTTGACGAGGCTCGAATTATTCAAGAAATTCGGGCACTTGCAAAACGTAAGTCCACTTATCTTGAGATGCAGCTTGACACTGACGATAGAATTAGGTCCTCCTTCAACCCTGTCGGAACAGGTTCTCTGCGGCTCTCGTCGTCAAAAACAATCTTTGATACCGGAGGCAACACACAAAATCTACCTTATGATGTAAGAAAGTTCATCGAAGCAGACGAGTCCTACGTCTGCTACCAAATGGACCTCTCTCAGGCCGAGAACAGGGTCGTCGCTTACATCAGCCCCGACTCTCTCATGATCGAAGCTTTCGAATCTGGCCGAGACATTCACAGACAGACGGCTGCGCTAATTTTCGGCAAGCCTATGGAGGAAATAAGTGATGAAGATGGATCTTGCCCAATCGGAGGTGGTCAGCATTCTGAGAGGTTCTGGGGTAAAAAAGCAAATCACGGACTTAACTATGATCTCGGATATAAAACGTTCGCATTCTATTATGAAATACCTGAGGCTGATGCCAAGTTCATCTGCGAACGATATCATTCTGCTTATCCCGGTGTTCGTCGTTATCACGCTTGGGTTAGAGAAAAGCTTTCTAAGGATAGAATCCTTACTAACCTCTTCGGATGGAACCGCCTTTTTCTCGATCAGTGGGGAGACGAACTCTTTAAGGTGGCCTACTCCTTTATCCCCCAGTCTTCCGTCGCCGCGATCCTTAACCGCTACGGCATCATTGAACCTTACTACCATGGAGTTGACATTGAGTATCTAAACAACGTCCACGACTCTATCTGGTTTCAGAAGAAGGTCAGCGACGGATGGAAGGCTCATGCTCGCGTCCTGCTCCAACTCAAGAAGAGTCTTGAGCGCCAGCTAACTTGGGGTCCCTACTCCTTCTCAATCCCAGTCGACACCGAGATAGGTCTGAACTTCGGCAAGCATGGCAAGGACAACCCTAACGGCCTCATCAAAGTTAAGTTCTCAACTGGGACGAGCGTGGAAGAGTTGGCCAAAAAACTTGAAGACATTTACAGGAGGAACTATGAGGTCCCAAATAGGCTGCTTGCGTCAGCGAGACAAGTATGGTAGAGAGCTTATGCTTGAGAAGGATTGGACGTATAAGCGCTTCAATCCAAACTATCGCCCAGAGGTTGAACCTGGCTCTATCTGGTTTTATCACTGGGGACACGAACCTTCTTTCCTCTCTGCCCCCTGGAACTGGTCTCGCCGCATTGACGAGTATATGCTAAACTGTATGGAGGTTTCCGTTGAGAAAGCTCGATAACTGGCTCGAAGCATACCTCGAGTATAACGACAACACAGAGCCGCCGAAGATCTACCACAAGTGGATAGCTGTTTCCTGCGTTGCTGCAGTCCTCCGCAGGAAGTGCTTCCTCAGTTGGGGCTCGCTCCTGTTCTACCCAAACTTCTACATCGTCCTAGTCGGGCCTCCTGGCAGGTGTCGCAAGGGCACTGCCATGGGTCCCGGCTTCCGACTCCTCTCTGATCTCAACATAAAGATGGCAGCTGAATCTATAACACGGGAGGCGCTAATTCGTGAACTCAAAGATTCCAGTGACTCACAGGTTGACCTTACAACAGGAAAGATGTGTCTTCACGCAAGTCTTACGATATATAGCCCTGAACTCACTGTTTTCCTTGGCTATAACAATCACCAGCTTATGTCTGACCTCACTGATTGGTTCGACTGTCGGGAGCGGTGGACTTATCGGACCAAGAACATGGGTACTGACGATATCGTTGGCGTGTGGGTCAATCTTATCGGTGCTACAACTCCTGATCTTATCCAGACTGCGCTCCCTCTTGATGCGATAGGCAGCGGTCTAACCAGTCGAATCATCTTCGTCTATGCGGATAAGAAGGACAAGGTATGCCCTGCGCCCTTCCTAACCCAAGAGCAGATGCGCCTTTGGACTTATCTAGTCCAAGACCTGGAGCAGATGAGTATGGTCTCCGGCGCCTTCCGCGTGACCAGTGCCTTCATGGAGCGCTGGACCGACTGGTACATTCGGGCAGATTCGAAGCCACCCTTTACTGACCCACGTCTAGCGCCCTACGTCGAGCGTCGGCCAACTCATCTCTTTAAGCTCAGCATGATCATGGCTATGTTCCGCGATAAGACCATGAGCCGAATCATTGAAGAAGTAGACCTACTCAGCGCTATCGACCTCCTCGAAGAGACCGAAGGACCGATGCTCAGCACCTTTGGCGGAGTCGGTAAGAACGCACAGGCCCCACTGCTCAACCGCATCATGGTTATGATCTCGGATAGAAAGAGCATTACCAGACAAGACCTACTTCAGATGTACCTTCACGATACTTCGTCCGAAGAGCTGGATGGGATACTCAAGACATTAGACGACGCAGGGTATATCAAGATAAGGTTTGATGGAAGTAACTGCCCTACAATAGAACACGTCCCAGGCTCGAACGCAAAATCACTTGGGGTGAAATATGACCAAAGCGCATTAAGGGGGAACTAACGTGGAAAGAACTGAATCGTCTCGCATGCTACTTCAACTAATCCACGGGATTTTCTGTAAGAAGGATCACCCCACCACTTGTGACTTCTACACAGAGATCGAACTGGCTGATTGCTGGAGTCTTCCCGACATTGTCTGTTGGTCAACCGTAACTGCCATCATGATGCAGAAGATGGACACAGACGAGAAAGGCCTTCTTGACTCCCTCACTCGCGTGTATAGGTGTCTCGAAGGCCTTAATATTCTTGGTAAGATGGAGAAGGAACTCTTCAAATCAATAGTTATGGGAGCCGACCTGACAGTCTTAATACTTGCAGAACCTGCTTCCGCTGCAATCCAGATTCCGACAGACTCCTCTTCAGACCCTCCCTCGATATTGGAGGTATGTCTAAAGCCCGCTTGCCTCGACGATCCCTTTCATATTGAATAGCATCCTCTAAGGCGCTTTGGATATAGGCTTTGTCCTCTAACCTAGCGCCTTTTGCAAACTTCACATAGATGGAGCTGCGGCGATCAGCCCAGTAGGAGTCCTCACGCTGGGCAGCGTCTTTCATTCGGTAAGAGTTTAGCTCTCTCTGGACGTTGAAGCCAGTTACCTTCAACAAAGAGTCATAGCCTGAGTACTTGATCTGCGCCCCTATCGTGTCCTCCCTCAGTGGCGTTCCCTTCCCACTCATGACCCCAGTAGTCGCCCCTTGATGGGCCTTATAAAGGTTGGAAAAGACCGAAGGCATGATCGTCTTGACAAACCCATCCCAGTCGCCTGACTTAGCTGAGGTTCCAATCTTGCCCACATCCCTTATCGTTGATCCAGCCACCCCAAAAGCCATATCCATCCAGTCCGAGTAAGCTCCAACCTGCAACGAACCCCTGATCGAAGTGTGCGCTACAGCTGGAAGCCCGTCACTGAAAAGCGCCGAAGTCCACGTATTTCCTGTCATGCTGTTGAAAGTCCGCCGGAACCACTGCTCAGGGTCATCCCCAGTTAGCACGCCCCATAGCTTGAAGAGCATAGTGAAGAAGGGCAGAGCTGGAACGCCGGCCAGAGCGGCCAGAGTTGCCAGCGAACGAAGCGCCATCATCTTTCCTCGAGTGCCCTCAACTGTACTCATATTGAATAGGAGTTGGAGATAGTTGTGCTCGAAAGCGCGGAAGATGTAAGCCATACGAGAGTACTTCCATATCCCTTTCCTGAGGAAAGGCAGGGGAATATTACTCCTTCCATACACCACATGAGCATCGTTAACTATATCTTGTGCCACATCTACTGAGCGGTCAAACGAGTATTCTTTCTCCTTTCTCATCACCCTGTAAGCGCTCAAGAAAGTACTCATCTTATTCAGTTCTTCCATCTTACTGACCATCCATGCAGATGCATCGAACACTTTGCGCATCCCGAAGCCGGCTACATAAAGACCTCGACCAACCGCGCTCTCCCCGCCACGCTCAGCTTCCCACGTCATAGTCTCGTTGTTCATCACTTCGGGCATGAACTTGGCGAGCGTCGCACCAGAGTCCATCGACCAGAGAAGGGCGTTCGTAGTCTCTTCATCAAAGCCTTCAGCCAGCCCCAGCTGCTTCACTGCAACGTCACGGGAAACTCCAGTGCTGTTCATCACCTTTTCAACCTTATGCAGCCAGGACATGAACCTCATTGTGTCCCCCAGGCCGGCGATGATCTTCTTGTCTGCCTGTGTAGTGTATTTCCCAAGCACGCTAGGGGCATTAGTCAGCTTATCCATAAAGACGACGAAGGCTGTCTTAATGTTAAAGCCCAGATGCTTGAGGAATATAGCAGCTCTTATCTTACTCATCATGGCGTCAGAGCTGTCGGCCCCTTCCAGCATAGCCCCGAACCACTCGGAGGAGTAGTTATACAACCTGGGATTATGGCGTAGCGTTGCCAGTTCCTTCGCCCCCTTCTGAGCGAACTCAATCTTTGCTATGGCCGAGGCGAAGTCCTGAACCCTGTTGAACATAACTCTCGTAATACGCTCATCATACCCAGGAACATCCTGCCTCTCTTTGAACATGGAGAATATCCCATGCGCCTTAACCATTTCCGTAGTCGTCTCAATTAGCGCCTTCTGCACAGCCTCCAGCGTGGCTGGATCCTCTATGGTCTGATTCAACTGCGTCTTCATAATAACGTCTTGAATCGCAGTCATCATGTCCTCGCCTCCGCCCAACTTCAGATCAAGGCGATTCGTAGTATCGACAACCGCCACTCGATCGTTCGGATACTTTGCCTTCAACTCAGCTAGGGCATTCTTCTGGCTGACCCAATCTTCGAAGGCTGTAAAGTACTTCGTCTTATTCTCAGCGTCCTTAACTACAACGCCGTACTTCCCAAAGCGCATGTGGGGGAAGTAGCCGGGGATATACCCTTGGGGATAAATATGGCTCATCACCTTCTCCCCTGCTTGCTTCCCAAGAATATTCTCCATCACCTGGCGAGTCTTAAAGTAGGAGTACTGCAAAGTATCCTGTATCTCAAAGTAAGCCTTAGCCGCCAGCTTTCTATCCTCTATACTCTTCCGACTAAGTATCTGATTAAGCGCTTCGTATGCCGTCGCCTCTTGGACCAACATAGCCTGTTCGGCTGGATCAGTTGCCTCATTCGCTCCCTTAACGAGCGCCTCAACTCTGGCGTCCATCCCAGATATGATCTCTTCCACTTTGAACTGCGAACGAAGTTTGTCACCTACAACTATAAGCGAACGAAGAGCGTCATACGCTGGGCTGTTGGTCCCCAAGCTGCGGAGAGTTCTAAGCCCTGGAGCCTTCAACTTCAGCTCAACAACTCCTCCATCCTTCTCTATCTGGATGGTTTCAATCTCACTCTTCCCAAGCATGAGATCATGCTGGACCTTGGAAGAGTTATTCCTCATCCCTACAGCCAACTTAAAGAGAGGCTTCGCAACTGGGTATCGGTTGGAAAGGCCTTGCATGGTGAAGAAGGCCCTATTCCAAGCCCAGGTCACAGAGCTTTCGACGGTGGGCTCCTTGTGTAGGATATTCCGCTGGAGCCAATGGTTAGCGTTCCTTGTCCAGCTAATAGTCGGGTGCTCGTCAAGCAGCCTAGACTGCCCTATGTTCTCAATCGTATCAGTAAACTTCTTCAACCCTTCATATATTGTTCCGCTTCGGTCAAAAATTAACCCAACTGTTCCTGCATCCAGCTCATTGGAGCGATCACGAAGGGCAGCTTTGTATTCGTCAAGCTCTTTGTAGAGATCAGCTAAGTACTCTTCAGCGGGACGCTCCCCTACTGCCCCTTGGATACGTGCCAGTCGTTGCAGCTCCGTCTTAGAAATCATATCAAGGAGACGTGGCCCCTCTTCATGGTCTGTCACGTTGCTCAGCCTGCTCAGCTCCTTATAAGAAGCCTGCACAATAACTGCGATCTTATCTAAGTGGCTTTGGTCAACTCGACGAGTCGGGCCAGCAACGACTTTCTCATCATCATTGGGAAGGTTAGAAGGATCTTGCGCCTCTTGGAAGAGCTGAACAATAGCATCCGACTGAGCCTGCGTTCCATCCTGATTATCTTCAAAAGCACTAGCGCTGTCAAAGTTATCTTGCAACGTAGGGTCCTTTGTGAGATGCGGCTCGATAGCGAATGAAGGTACAACCTCTCCTCGATCAACAGCATCACGTACCTCCTTGTAGTGTCGTTCCAGCATCCACTCGTCCTTGGTTAGGGTGGCGCCGGAGTCGGGAGAGATGATCTCAGGCCAGATGAACTTGGCGTAGAGATCAGATATGGGAACACGTCTTACTGTGCCTCTGTCTACGTCCACCAACGAAGCATGATACACACTCTTCTGTTCGACCGCATAGATGTTGCCCGTCGTCCTGTCCATGACCACATCTTGCTGCCCCTTGAAGAGATCGTTCTTAACTTTGAGGAGTTGCTCTCTTGCCGGAGTCGCCCAGCTTTCCTTCACCTTCTGGATGTTGTCCAGCTTCGTGATGAACTTGATTGTCTCATCGAACTCGGTGCGCCTAGTTACGATCATCCCACCTGTTTCATCCATATAAGCATGACCCAGATCGTTGTCGAAGAGGCTCTTCTTTTCTGCATTGTCTCGTTGAATCTGAAGGTCCTCAAGGATAGGGGCGATGGAGGAGTTCTCATGAAACGCAGCGTTGGCCCGTACAGCGAAGAGGTTCAGCACTCTAATGATATAGCTGTCGAGGTCCTGAGCAGCGAGAGGCTGCTGGAGGTACTCCGGAGCTGTGACTATAGCAAGTTGTGCCTCAGTCTCAGCCTTGGTTAGATACCTCCCGAGGAATATACCACGGGCAGCTTTGTTGTTAACGTCGTTGACCAGCGTTGAGAAGCGAGAAGGCTCTCTAACAGCCACACTCTTATCCGTCAGCCCGTACATGGCCGCTTCATCTTCGCCATAAACCTTCTGCCACGCAGCGAAAGGCATTTCGAAGGGTTTCTTCTGGCTCGGCAGCTCTGCCGGCGTCAAGATCTTGTCGAATAGCGCCACGACCTTAGGATCAAGCGGGTAGTCGATGGGGCTACCTTTGAGGGTCTTATAGATGCGCCTCAACCAAGTCCGCATCTTCTCGAAGACTTCCTTCAGGTATGCGTTAGGCGCTTTGCCTCGGCGAAGGTAACGTTCGAAGGAGCGGGCCCACAGCTCTTCCTGCTCCGTAGTCCATTCGTTGGATCTGGCCCCTACCCACTCGTTGGCTGCAACTGATTCTTCGTCGAGCAGGGACCGTCTGAAGATATGACTCATCTCATGAAGAATGGTAGAGGCGTCTGCCTTCTGCATGATAGAGATGGCTGCCCGTCCGTCTTCGAGGAATGAAACTGCGCCCTTGACGTTCTGGTAGAGGGGGAAAGAAGAGGGCGTCTTGTCGGTTATAGGGATGTAGGAAACGTTCTCCATCTTACGATTAGGAGAGTCTCCCCACTCTTTCTCTGTGCGATCTATGGCAATCTGCCCTACTTCCCCCTTCCCATACTTCTTCATCAAAGAAGGTATGCGTTTATCATAGGTGTCCTTGAGCCCTTCTCCGCCTACTTTGAGGTCGAGGCCAGTGAAGGTACCGCCATCTTGTTCTGAAATCTTCTTGGCTAGTTCCTTACCTACATATTGTTCGATTTGGTCCTCGGCAACATCTCCCGTGAATACTGGATTGCTATTCTTATCGTTTACTTCTATATAGAACTGACCGGTTTTACCGTACCGTTTGGCTTCGACACTTTCTATCTGCTTCGAAAGATCATACCTCTCCGCCTGCTGTTCTCCAGTAGTCCACGCAACTCCATCAAACCCATTCTCTTTCGCATACGCCAGAACGCGCTTAGTCCCTATATCATAAAGGCGTTTGCGAAGATACTCAGGCATCTTATCTTGCTCGGCTGGATATGGGCCTTGCATTTCTTCCACGAACAAGATGCGCTTCCCATCGACTGAGCGTTCGTTAAAGCGAATCCGCACAATAGGATTTTGAATGGAAGAGTAGGCAGAGTGGCCGTCTTGCCACCGAGTGCCATAGTCGTCCTGATACCCCCCTTTCTCCACGATACTATTATACTCATCTTCAGTAATCATGCCCTCATTACGAAACTTAAGGGCTTCCGCTGGAGATTGTTTTCTGAACTTCTGTTCTACAGTTGGCGCCGTAACAAACATCTCCCGATAGCTCCCTTCTTTCGCACCGGGGAGTTGGTAGGAGGAGAACTGCGCATCAGTAACAGGAAGACTAGTCCCACTAAGAATACCTTCATCTATATTTTCAGTTCTTCCGCCAAGCACAACATCTTCCGTCTGGACGCTAGCGGCCTTGATAGCTTCTAGGACTTCCTGCTTAGAAACTATTATATCTTCAGCTGCCTTGGTAGTATCTTTCCATATATCTTGGATAAATGTTCCCTGCTCATCAGCAGTAATACCATTCTTATCTAAGAGGTTAAGGGCCTCCACCAATCTCATCCTATTCGGCATCTTCTGCTGCACCACCTGCTCAGCCTTGGAATAGAATGCTCCCTGTTCGGCCTGATTCAGCTCTCCCTTCCCACCTTTCCTTACGTCGGCAACTCTCTGTTCCACAAAAGTATCAAGGTCCTCCCCTCGATACCTCGCATGAGCATTCGTCAAACTCAACACAGCGTGGACTTCGCTCTCACTCGCTCCAGCCTCCAACAGCTTCTTCGCAAACGCCTGGCTCGGGGTAAAAGTTCCATCCATATTCGCTTGGATAGAATCAACAGTGGTGGGCTCCAACTTCTTACTCGCCGGAACTACAACCGTAGTATTCTCTGTGGCAGTAGCACCGATCCCCTGGGCCTTGAGATCAGCTATGATCTTAGCCGCAGCAGATTCATCACCAGCACTGGCCGACGGAATAGTCTCATTCCCCGGAGTACCACTCCCAGTCTTGTCCTTCCCAACTTTAACCTTCCCCTTTGCGCCAAGCACGTTGAGGATGGTCCCAGCGAGGGCACCAACAACTCCGCCAACGCTAGCACTAGGCAACACATCTTCCATCAACGACTGCTGCTCGTCATAAGTCAGCTTAGCTGTCGCATTAGAGAGAACTTGCTGCATCCCCTCCTGACCCCCCTCGAGGAAGAACTGTCCACCTACATCTTTGACGAAGCCTTTCCACCCAGGGCTGGCCTTCTGCAAGATGGAGAACGCCCTCTCGAAGGGCAGCACATCTGTAGCGCCCCAAGCAGCTCCCCACATACCCGCGGTGACGGCCTCCTCCTCAGTAGCGCCCTTCTCTACGGCCCTCCCATAGTCCTCACTCATCTGCATGCCCATAGCTGGGACGGCCGCAGTTGCGAGTTGACCAACTTTGGTGGCCCCACCAGCGACGACGCCAGTAGCTATAGAGGTAGCAACCTGTCCGAGGCCCGCTCCCACCTGCGTCATGAAATCGCCACGGACCCGGGCATCTATGCGTGGGGCAACTGTCTCGTCCAGCCATTCTCCGAATTTATATATAGGGGAGTCTTTTGCTGCCTTGGGCGGCAAGCCAACGTCAGCCCGCGCCTTGTTCACATCCGCAGCTCCCAGAATAGCAGCTGCTTTAGGAATCCCTGATATGCCCTGCACAGCCCCCTTAGCCAGCCCCTTGACGAACCCACCTACCTTCGTACCAAAGCCGGCCTCTCCCGAGTGCTTGTCATGCAAGTCCTGCATCTCTGCCAGGAGTTTGTCGTCAACTTCATTATCCTCCACCTCATATGTCGTCCCATCGGGCATTTCAAACTTCGTTGTCATTAGCGGGCCTCACGCTCTCTTAGGTTAATTTCCACCCGAAGTGGATTATTTCTTCTCTACCCATTTTCCATCCTTCCGCACCATAGTACGCCCACTCTTCTTCTCAGCCCCACCAGGAGTGAAGAGGCCATAGTTGAACGCTGTCTGGAGAATCAGTCCCTGACGAAGGGCAGCTTCCCGTCCAGCTTGGAGCTTTCGGTCTGTCTCGACGTTACCACTTCCGCCAGCACCGAGTATGGCGGCCAAGCCTGCCATGTCATTACTGCCCATAGCGTCACTAGCTCCCCCGGCAGCTGAAGCAGGAAGGGAGGTAACCGCAGTCTTAATCAAATCCCAGTCAGTCTTAATACTTTCATTCCGCGCAGTCTCAACAGTCTTAGCAACTCCCTCACTCTTGAGCCGCGCACCTATCAACTTAAGTTCCTTATTATACTGCGCGTTCATCTCGGACATACGGTTAGCGTGGTCAAGAGCTGACCTCAACTTAGTAATATGCTCTTCCCCCTTCATCCGCATCCCAGCTTCTTCCTGAGGCGACTGCATGAAAGCCGTCTGCTTCTGCTGCGCATTGCCTTGGATGACCGAGTTGCGATTCTGCAGATTTTGCGTAAAGCGCTGCTGCTCAGCCTGATCCATCCCCTGCATCTCCTTCATCTGCTGGATCATATTAGAGTAGTTCTGCTGACTGGTATTATTGTTGAAGGCGATATTCGACTTAGTCGTATCCAGCACATTGTTATACATCTCAGGTGTCAGCGAGAAGAGGCTCATCCTGTCGAAGACGGGCATCTGGAAACCCTGCATCTGAGGAGGCGTAGTCTTCTGTGTTGGCGTAGATCCGCCGAGGAACTCAGCCAGATTCTGATTAGGGTTAGCTGGCTGGGTCGGCATAGGTGGGACTTGATCCTGGTTAAAGGCTGGAGCTTGGCCGAAGTCAACTGGAGCAGGCATCCTAGTCCCGCCCCCACCACCAGCTGGACCACTCCCACTCGTTTGCATCGACACAGCTGTGGACACTGGAGCTGGAGTGGGATTAACTGGGAACATAGGTATAGCTGTTGAAGGCTGAGCTATGTTCGCCGCCAACTGATTGCCCAATGTCTGCTGCTTCGGTGCACTCTTCGCAGCCGGCTTCTTCGACTCAGTCATCTTCTCCGGCTGGTAATGAGTGGCAGCTATAATTCCACGGAGGAACTGCATAGCGGGTCTCGGGTCCAGCGCGTCAACAAGATCAGATGCAGTAAAACTTCCCCAATCAGGCGCGGTTGGCATTGTTAGTTCCTCCCAATAAGTCCGTGTACGAAGGAGACATCTTGAACTTGTCAAGACTGAACTCAGGCTTCATACTTCCCATGTCCCCCAGTCCGCTGCCGAGCGTAGAAGCCTTGCTAAACTCCTGACCAATCACCGGAGTTTGCTTCATCTTCTGGCTCAACGCAGCTACCAACTGCTGCCTGGCAAGCTGCTGAGTTTGGCTCCCACTCTTGACCATATTCCCCAGTTGGTGCTGCCAGCTGTTCGGGTCCCTAGCTGAAAGCGCCGAACCGATGGAGGCCAAGATGTAGGAGATATTACTGATCCCACCCAGCCTCGTCTGAAGGGAGTTCTCATTCTTCTTCCCCTCAGCATTAGGGTCAGCCGCGCCACTCATCAGCGCATCAGCTATAGCCGAGTTCTCCTGAGGCGTAGCCCCGGGCTGAACGCTGGCTGGAATTGTCGGCGGGTTCGCCCCCGAAACTGTCGGCTGCATATATCCTTGGTACGGCGTCTGGCCTACCTGCTGCCCTTGAGGTTGTCCACTTTGCATAAAATCAAAGAATCCCATGTATTCCTCCTAGAAGAAGCTAGCGACTGTTCCAACTATTCCGCCTATTACTGCCCCTACAGCCATTCCCACAGGGCCGAAATACGACCCTATCAACATTCCAGTCATTGCGCCTGAAGCAGCGGTCATCCCACTCTTAGCGCTCTGAATAGCGTGGCCCCTAAGCCCACGAGCGCCGAAAGGATTAAAAGCGTCATTCGCAGCTTGGGCAGCACTAAGGATTTGTGGATGAGAAGTCATCGGAATACCGCCATGCAGCGAAGCTATTCCATTTGCCATAACCTGGTATTGAGTAACAGCCCACTTCCCCTCGGTTAGAAGGTGATCAGCCAGCTGTGTCGTCCCTTCCCGCTTATTAAGTATATTCAACTTAACCATCTCAACAGATAGTTCATACACCCCAGCTGAAAAGTGCATCAACTTCATATCGTTCTCTGTGAGGAAGAGAGTGTCAGTGACCACACTCATTCCCCGCTGAAGAGTATTCTTACTAACTCCCTTTGTATCCTCAAAAGCTTTCCCTATCCAGTCATTCACTACAATTGGCCGAGAAAGAATTCCAGCGCTGGAGAAAGAAGTACCATTGATAATAGATTGAATGGAGTTATCTCCAAGGGCGACTCCTAGCGCTGGCCTCCTGTCAGTCATCAAGTTGTTAAGATGTGTAGTTTCACGCGATAGATCAAGAACGTTCTCCTGGGCGCACAGAGCTAGATTGGCCTGAAACCTAGCGTAGGGGTCAATCTCGAGAGCGAGGACAGAACCAATGGCGGCAGCTGCTGAAGTCTGAATAGCCCCAACAACCTCATCTCCAGTATAAGCGACCATACCCGAGAATGGATTAGAAGAGGTTGCCTCATTAAGAAGGCCCACACAGCTAAAAACGAGAGAGTCTGTTCCTTCACTAGAAAGAAATGTGCTGTGTATGTCCTTAAGGTATTCAGGCCAGTCGACCCTTCCACTACTGCCTCCTTTAGCTCCTCCCATAAGTTACCTCGAACCAAGGTAGCCGGCAACTCCTCCTACAACCGCACCTATGGCTGTCCCGTAAGCACCGCCGCCCATCTGAGCACCAATAGCGGCTCCAGAGAAAGCCCCACTGACTGTGGCCTGAGTTGCACTCATCTTCGGGGAGTTGGCAATAGCTGTACCGCCGCCAATAGCTGCGATCGCATTAAAGCCATTCTGCATAGCCTCGAAGCGCCACACTCCCTTCTTGTTGAGGTAACCCATATTCTGCTCTGCATATTCCCTCTCGTTGAGGATTTTTAGCTTGACCCCTTCCACTGCGAAGGAGTAGAATTCTTTCGTCATCTGGAGCTTAACCATCTGCTTCGCCAGCAGCTCACGAGTGGTCAGATTGATTATATCATTCCTTTGCAGATACATCCTGGCACGGAGATCAGCATCGTACAGCGCTACCCGTTCCGTCTTCCTGGCGTCGATAAAGCTCTTACCGAGGGTATAAGTATTCGTAAAGCTGATCCCCAACAGAGCTGCGTCAGCGTCATACTTAGCCTTCTCCGCAGCTGTGTCTGGCTCCAAGACTGTGGCGAAGGATGCGCTAGCAGCTGAAATAACTGAGTCATCCAGAATAACTGCATCCACATCACTGGCGACTTGCGTCAAGAGCGAGCTATAAGCAGCCTGTACATCAAAGGCATTAAGCGCAGAGAGCACGGCAGCTATGGAAGTAGCCACAGTTGTCATACTCTCATTGCCACTTGTATCTATAACAGCCCTCCCACTGTAGATCGAAAGGGACGCATCCTCCATAGGATTCGTATCATAAGCATCATTCAACAAATCTACTAGGCTGAACTCAAGTGTGTCCGTTCCATCACTATCTAGAAAAGCGCTATGAATAGTCTTTAAGTACTCTGGATAGTCAATTTTGCCTGAGCTCCCACCGCCGCCACTTCCCATAGTATCCTCCGCCCCTTGGGGTGATAATTAACCTAAGTGTTAGACTGGTATCTTTACGAACCGCACATCTGAGGACCCACCAGCATGTTCTACAAACTTGATCAAATGCGGGTCAACGGTGAAGCCAGTGATACCAGCGCAGCCGTTCGCCCGGGCATACTCACGAAGGCCGCTTAGCCCCTCTTCCCACTCTTCAATAGAACCGCGGTCAAAGTTGTAAATGGAATAGATCAAAAGATTCTTGGTCTGGCTCTCTTGGTCCGTAATAATACTTGTGGTAACAATACTCTTGATGTGTATCGAAGGGGGAGTTGGTACATAGAAGACCCACACCTCGAGATGCCCAAGAACAATCGACTCCAAGATGCGATTCATCTTATCAGGCGAATCCTTTGCAAAGGGTGGAAGCGATCCTTTGATAGCAAACTTCACTATCTCCCAATTCTCAGTTACGTTTTCAGGCAGAAGTCTTGTTATCATAGTAGCCTCTTACACTCCTTTTGTCAGTTAGTTTCCAGCGCAGATTGTAGTCGAACACTTTGGCATGCTCCGGCTCAATGACGCGTATCTTGGGACGGAAGGAAGATCCTTCAACTATCTTCGTCCCAACTCCGCCGGGGCCACAGGAAGAGTAGCCAGCGTTGAGGTAGGAAGAGGATGCATCCCGCTTGAAGAAGGCGCCTACTTCGAACCGTCCATCAGTTTCGCCAGTCACCTCTTGGGCGTAGAGCGTCTTGTTCGCGCCAATAGCCATGTTGCAGTTATCTATGATCAGTTCGAGGTTTTCGGAAGACGGGGTAGAGGCAACTACGCACAACGCTGAGCCGTCCCAACCACAAGAGGTGATAGCCTGAGCTAGGCGGCCAACTCCACTAGATGTAATAACCAGCGCATCAGTCTCAGTACTCATATACACTTCTTGATCCTGCTCGTTGTAAGAGCCAACTACAGGACCAGAAAAGAACCGTTCGAAGCCTAATACTACCGGTCCTTTCTCGACAGAGAAAGAACAGAGAAAGCCAAGAGAGTCGACAAATAGAACCTGTGAGTCAGATTGAACAATACTCTCCTTATAAGTGATAGAAGCCTTATAAGTCTTTGAGACGCCAAAAGCTGGAAGGGGTGCAGACTGCAGGTCCAGTACTGCAATACCCTTCGTCCCAAAGACGACTAACTTCTTATCCACATTCAGTACTTTCAAAACTGTCCCACAGAAGAGACGAGAGAACCCAGCACCTGTTGCTACGTTACCCACAGATATGACAAAGTCAGCACTTCTTGGTCGACTTGCCCATGCGATGGAGTCGGCGCCAACATCTGCTGATTGAGTCCAACTAGCAATGTTGCCCAGGACTAGCAGCCCTTCAAAGCTGCAGCAAGCATTCGCCTTGGGGACATTATCTACTTCAACCAGCGCTCCAGCTGCATTACGAATCAGCGTTTTGTTGCCGCCAGTCAGGGCCACCGAATCTTTAAAGTCCGCCAGATCAACGTGACTGGATAAGGCTAAGCTGGCCCGGCTCACCAGGGCGTTGTTAACTACTTCATATATCCCTGTAGCGTAGGCGACATACTTATACTTATCCGTAACTAAGAGTTGCGAGAAAGGGAAGACAACTTCGAGGTCGAGATAAGATGAGTACGGCGCAACGAATTCCATCCCCCTGCTGAATGGCCTAGCATTCGTACACGTATAGAGCCCCTCTTGATCACTACCAGGAGTAGGCACTATACCTTTAGTTATATGGCCCTTAAGAGCGAAAGGATACTCACGCATCTTCTTCCCCCTTCTCCACAATATGAAAACCTTTCCCTTGGAAGACGCAGCCAACTATCATATAGGCGTTAGCGTTCTCAGCGTCAAACTTGACCAACACAGCTGAGTCCTCAGGAAGGATTATTTCCTTGTCAATGTTCCTCACGCCCTTATTCAGGGAGATATCAATAGTTCTGCTCTCATGCAACTGGTCGATGCTGAGATAGAGTGTCCCCTTTGGCGCGTCGAAGAGAGCTGTTACCAACTTTATAATACGCCCAGATGGAAGAAACATCCCGTTGGTGATTCCTGGGTTCGCGAGGTAGAGGGAGAAGTACTGATCAGGGGCCATCTTGATGACCGTCCTCTTCTTCGCCTCCAACCTGACTTCGTTAAGCTTCGTCTCTAAGGCCCTAACGGTTTCTTCGTTCATCTCAGCCCTCCATCTGGTTGATATCTACTATCAGTTGAGCCACAGCATCCATGTCCAGTTGAGCGACCAACTCCTGTACGGAGGCCCTGCTTTCTTTCACTCCTTCGAAGTTCCGATAAAGCCGTTCGATAGACAGGAGGGATGCGGCAATAAGTATCTCCGGATGCACCTCAGTCCAGAAACTCCTGCTGGTGTCCGACAGGAGCTTGGGCGAATAGAAAAGCCCTTGAACTATAATCCCATAGTCCTGGTCGGCCTTCTGACCGAAGAAAATCCCTGAGTATTCCTCGTCTTGGTATTGCACCGTAGCTATGTCCCCGGGAATACTGGCCAGAGACGAGTCTTCAGCAATCCGAAGGACTGTGGGAGCATAGTAGTAGGGTCGTGTAAGAGTCTCTTCTCTATACTTATTGTAAAACCAACGAATGAACTCGTCCTCAGCTTTGTGCAACTCCTTCTGCTCTCCCTCAACCACTGCGTAGACCTTCTCAATGACGCGGGTGTTGGGAAGGGCCATAGCGTGACGATTGGCTAGGAGGGTCCCAAAGTACTTCGCCCTCACCTTTCCTACGTCCAGGCTCCGGTCTAGGTAGCGCTGACCAGCATTGATAAACCAGTCTGCCCCATTGTCTGCAAACTCGTCAGTATCAACCACCAGGTCATAACGTCCAGTGAACTCAACAAACTTTTGTCTTATATCAAGAAGGGCCATAATTCACTCCGGTTGAAAATTAACCAAAGTGGCCCCATTTCTGAGGCCACTCAGATCAACTATTGCTGCTGTTAGGTTGCGTCAACTCCGACGTTGTTGAAGATGCCGAAGGTTTCAGGGTGGTGAATTTCCAGCCCGTCCTCGGTAAGGAATTCTTCAGCCTGGCCGTCGCGGCCGGTGTCGATGGATTCAGTGATGGAAGAATCTCCCTTGAACATGGTCTGGTCGACGTAGCGGGACCGGAGGTTCTTGGTGTCGAGAATAACCATGCGATGACGGTCGGTGACCTCGAAGCTGAATAGAGGCGCAGTCTTGAGATGCAGGACGCCGAAAGGAGTTACCCATGATACGACCTTGAGACCGTACTGAGCGGTGTTCGGAGTCAGGGACTGCCAGCCAGAGGCCTTCGCCAACTCGTTGATCCCGAGCAACGCCCCGGAGCCGACCATGGCCAGCTTATCGCGGGAGCCATAGCGGAAGATAACTTCGAGAGAGGTATCGAGCCACTTCTCACCAGCTCCCAGCCAGGTCTCACCAGAGTGGTCTGTGGTGAAGTCAAGTACGTTGCCCGGTGCGTTGGTGGTGATGAAGTTGATCAAGCCGTCAGTGGTGCGGTGAGGCAGGCCAGTCGTAGCATCGGTGATTTCAGTAGGGACGCCCCAGAAGTACGCCTTCTCCCTTTCCATACCGTGGAGTTCGAGCGCCTCTCTCTTCAGCCGCTTGTAAGAGTCGCCGGTCCGCAGACGGGTCTTCTTCGCAGTACGGGAAATCTCCAGGGCGGTACGAAAGATCTGGGTGTAGTTGTAGTACTTCACCGGATCGTAGGAGATCGAAGCTGGCCGAACCGCGTTCTCGGCGTTGGAGTTACCGATGATCAGGACGGTGTCGTAGGTGTTGTTGAGGGCAACGGTCTCGGTCGACTTACCCTTGTACTCCTTGAGCACGTAGCAGGTGAGGTAGAAGGTGGAGACGTCAACTGCTGTGACGCGGCAACGAGTGTCCCGGGACGGATCTGAGGCGTCACGCAGAAGGACGATATGACCAGCGCGATACTTCTTCGCTTCGACCAGCGTCCCGAGGGCAACGTAGACAGTTTCGCCGGCGCCGAAGTCGTTGTTCCCAGCAGTGTCATAGTCCCACTGGGCAGCGGCGCTGAGGCCGGTGTCTGTGTAGACAGCACCTTCGGTAATGGCAGTGCGCTGGGACGGGATCGTCTTGGTCCACCAGTGGTATTCAGGGTCATCTACACTTTCCGACGAAAGCATGGACATAAGCGCAGTCAGGGGCATATCCCCGTTGGGGTAGAGGTAAAGAATCATTTCACGATAGCTCTTCGGCCGTTCGTCTGTCGACCACGAACCAGAGCCACGCACACCAGGAAAGGCAACCATATCAGCCATTTGAGTTCTCCTTCAGAGAGTCTCCCTGGGAGAGGGAGAGAAGATGGTTAAGGGTATCTTTGGCTCCAGCCACTTGGTTGAGCTTCGCCAGGAGTTCAGCCTCCTGCGTCTCGAGGGACTGGAGCATTTCTTTGATTTGTTCAGGGGTTATCATAGCTTACCCCTCGGCAGCAGTTGAGACCGGAATGAAGTAGGTAGTGGCTCCGATCTTGACGCGAAGGGCACATGTGGTAGCGGCATTGATTGTAGCTGCCGTCAGCCCCGTCCGGAAGAGATGGGCAGCCCCAGCAGTTACGCCATCCAGTGCGAGAAGGAACCCGCTGTCGTCGATCTTGTCGATCCCAGTCTGGTTGCCCCCAGCAGTAGCCCGGATAAACGCGAGGGTTCCACCAACAGCTGAGGAAGAACCATCTGCCCAGAGCTCAGCTTTGATTGCAGCACAGGTGCCCCCGAGGGAACGATTGGGAATGTGAAGAGTGCCCCTCACAGCCTGGCCTTCCCCAGTTACGTTGCCGGCAGCTGAGCCGAAGCTGAGGGAGACGTGCGCCCCGTTGACGGTATCAGCTGGTGTATCATTCTCCACCGTGGTAAAGAGGCGAGCACACTCCCCACCCGCACCAGATGACAGATAAAGCCGTTGGTAAAGCCCTCTGGTCGTGCCCGTAGTGGCAGTTGACTTCAGCCAAAGGCCGATGAAGTTCTTATCCGCTGTGGCGAAGGAGAGCGGAGATGACGATGACCCCTTGCCAGCGATAAGAGACCCATTCAGAGTAGAAAGAAGGACCTTGTTCGTTCCAACATAGAGGTCCTTAATCCAGAGACCTTGTTTGATTAACATAGTTAAATCTCCATGAGTTCAGCCAGCTCTTTCTCCAGTCCTGACAGAGTCGGAGCCGCTGCTCTCGGTCGTGTAGTTGAGTTGGGAAGGCCTGGGCCTGGGCCGGGACCAGCTGGTGCAGCTGCCTCAGCCTTCGCCTTCAGTTTCAGTCTTTCTCTGACTGCTGTCGCAGTATTCTCGAGTACCTGCTCAGGCGTAAAGCCGGGGTTCTTACTGGCGATCTCATTCGCTATGACCCCTACAAACGGCCTGATACCAGCCAAGTCCTCATTGGCTTGGTAGAACTCGCGGGACAATTCGTTCATGTAAATCTGCTGCTTGACCATGTTCTGGACGAGCTGAGGGATGCTTTGGACAACTCGCTCGACAGCCTGGTCTCGAACACTTGTCAGGATTTTCTCGAAAGCAGCCTTACTCTCGAGGGAGTTCTGAAAGTCTTCGTCGGAGATAGTTACAACCTCGCCCCAAACGGCTACAGCTGGAGCAGGAGTCGGAGTTGCCGGAGGATCAGCTGCGGGAGGCTCCTCACCAGTCGCCGGAGCTGTCTCACTCATGGTAATACCATGAGAAGCCATAATCCCAGCCATGCGGGCAATCTCCTGCCTCAGCGCATCTTCCGCACTTCCCTCTGATGCAGGCGGCTCTCCAGCTGGAGGCTCTTCACCTGATGCTGGAGGTTCCGCTGGTGCCGGAGTTGGTGGCTCAGCTTCTCCTGCCCCGGAAGGGCCTTCAAGAAACTCCCCGATAAAGTCAGGCGTTTCAGTAGTCGAAGTAGGTTCACTTGGTGTTCCTCCTTCCGCAGGGGGGCCAGCAGCGCCGGGCTCGGGGTTGTCGAAGCAAATCATCCTATTCCTCATTCGGTTCCAGATCATCTTCATTCTCCTTTTGTCTAGGTTCTGGTTCGCTTAAAACCAGTTCTTCAAAAGCCAGTACGAAGCGAAGACTACGGGCCTCGCCCCTGTTCTCTTCAAACTGTTCCTTCACTCCTACTTCGAGTTCATCCCGAGTCATAGAGAGGCGCACCTTGCAGGTGTCAGTAAATTCCTTCCAACAAGGGTGCTGGAAGAAAGCTGTCCACATCTCCTTGCTCTTGATCGTAGTCTTCTCAGAAGGGAGTAGCCAGTCGTTAAACTTGTCCATGATTCACTCCGGGTGAATATTAACCTAAGTGGATTACAGCGGTCTTATGTTTCCCGCATCTGCCTGCTTCATCACAGTTTCGTCATCCATCATCTGAGGGTTGACATTACCTCCCTGCATGACAAAGGAGTTGACGTCCTTAGCCCCCATGAGAGTGGCTACGTGCTTGAATATTCTGACCATGTCGAACTGCTGGCCGACCAGGGGATTTTGGGCCAAGATTTGGTAAAGGTCAATCCATTCCCTGCCACCCACTTCCTGGTCAATGTCCCGCAGTTTGACGTCATACTCTACCATGAGGTCGAAAGGGGAGACGGAAACGCTCTGGCCGGGCTGATAGATATCTTTTAAAGTGTCTGGCCAGTCTCCAACCACTTTGACGTAGGTATCATTGGAGAGCAGCTGTTGCGTATGGGCAGCGAACATGTAAGAGATATCATACATCGCTTGCATGTTGATGACCTTGGCCATTCTCTTCAGACGGTTAACAGCGCTGGAGCGGTCTCCTTGTATCTCCGTAGCTGTAATCCGCTCACTGCTCTGCCTCGTCATACCCATCATAGAGTCGTTCGCCGCACTGACCCGCTGCATCAGCTCGATGATATACGAAGAGTCACCAATGTGCTGCTTGGTTACGTCCTGAACTGCGAGCTGCTTAACAGCATTTTCCACACCCTTACCCCAACCAGCCCTACGCAGCCTTATCATCTTCCCCGGCTCAGGGTCCTTCAAGTCGTCCATATTAATCAGATACGGATCAACAATCAGCATGTCATTAATGGCTTTCCGTACGTTAGCAGTATGACTGGAGAAGAGCCAGTCGAGGGTTGTCTGTAGACCGTACAGTATCTCCAGCCGACTGGTTGGAGTAGCAGAGTATCCATCAAAGTCTGGCGCGGCTGATGCCATTGGATAGAGGCCATGATTAAGTCCTATTGGGCGGCACTCGATGACGACCTGATCTCCGGCTACAGCGAAGTACCACTTCTCAGGATACTCCGAGTTGCCGAGACCCATTTCTTTGGGAATGATCTTGGCGTACATGTAGATGACGTCAATAGGGCACTTGACGCTGGAAGTGAAGTCATCTTTTTCCATATTGAAGCGCTCACCGCGGAGGCTCTGGTCGCCCTGGATCAGGGAAGTTTTCCCACCACAATGCTTGAGGTAACGCACGTTGAAGATATCATCGCTGGTCATTTCCGTACTGAGAAGGTTCATCAAGTTCGTCCGCTCAAGCCAGCCTGAGAACTCTCCGTCCTGGAGTTGGTGGACGGATACTGATGGGTCCGGCAGATAACAGTACGGATCTATATTCTTAAGAGTATTGCCTTCATAGAGGACGGTCTCAACCTCTTGACGCCTTCTCCCAGTAGGCATAAACTTACCCAAGAGGCCATAGAAGCCAGTGTCCTGCCTGATGGTACGCTTGCCGAGTTTCCGCTCCCAGCTACAGGCAACCGAGCCAACGCTGTAAGCCAACGCATCCCTGAACATAGTGTGGAGACTAAGGGCGACTTTGGCCTTCTCACACTGCTGACTGATGAGCTTGCCCAAGAGGACCCCACCAATCTGATCCTCTGGCCCAGTCCCTTCGTAACGGAAGATTTCCCCCGACAAGAACGTGTCCACCAGATAAGTCAGAAGCGTCTCAAGGGTCGCATAGGTGTACGGAACAACTATCGTCACCGGCTTGCGATAGTCCTTACTCTTAACCTTCTTCTCTTCCTCATCCAAAGGGATGTATGCAGTAAGGACGCGATCTATCTGACGCCACGACTTATGACGACTACTCATCCTGCGGTAAGAGAGCTCAGCGCGATCATAGACAGCTTTGCATATCTTCTTACTCAAGGCTGAACCAGGCTTCAGATCAAGCCCGTAGGGATAAGTGTAGTCATACGTCTTATCACGCCAATCAAGAACCTTTCCACCAGCTTCCCCTTGTGCTCCAGCAACGTAGTCCATAGAAACCCCTAGTTAAAGCGATACCAAGTTGTGGAACCATCAGAGGAGAAAGTAACGCACTCGCCCTCGAGGGTTAGTTCGTACTCAGTCCCGTTGTCGATGTAGTCAGATGCCTGACGAATAGTGTTGACCACGCCTGCATGAGAGCTGAGTTTCTTCACCTGCACCTCGTGGCCCTCTGAGACGGAGGACGCTAGAGGAAGGGTAAACGTTTGGTCTCCAGCAGCTGCATTACCAATCAGCGCTACGTCTGTGTTGAGCACCGAATAAGTTGCATCAGTAACGATCTTCTGCGTCGTTCTCTTGTAGCCCCCTACCTCATGCCAAACGCTGTCGTAGAAGGCCAGAAGGATAGCCTCACCTTGACGGAGTTTTACGTTACCCAAACTGGTCAGTTGAATAAGGCCACTGTCATGCTGCACGGTTGTGTAGGCGTCCCCAGCGAGGAGTATGATGAACTGGCCGTCATAAGCGTCATCAAAGAAGCTGATAAGCGTGGCGCCTGCGTTCTGCGTAACCAGGAGAACAACTCCATCTACCGACGGAGAAGTATCAGCGTTCGCTGCCAGGGTTGCAGCAGGAAGCAGCCCCTCAGCTTGAGCCTCCTCAAGAGTATTTAGAGCGGCCTTAATCTCCCTTATATAGGAAGCGTGGAATGAAAGAATCTCTTCATCTGTAGGTTTACTTGCATCAAGAGTCATAACAGTTCTCCTATGTAATACTAGTTAAAAGGCCATTAGTAAAAGTAAGCGTTACTGGATTATCTGCATCAAACTCTGGAGGGTCACCTACTCCAACTAGAACGACTAAGCTGGTACTCAGGCCAGTATACTCTATAAGATCTGCTTTTCTAGCCATCTGTCTGGGATCATCATAGAGAGGATTATCCTCATCTATCAAGAGAGGCCCGACAGTGCCTAAATAGTATTCAACCTCAGCCATCAGGCAATCCTCCAAGATTCCATAAGAGGCAAAGGTTCCATCTCAGCTAGGTCAGCATACTCATCTTCGTCAGCCTTCTCACTTTCGAAGAACCTATCGCCAATGTCAAAGAGTTTGACGAAGTAAGCTAAAGCATCAATAGCATCGAAGCGCGTACAGCGGGGGAACGAGAGAAGCTGTCCCTCAAGAACTCCAGCACACTCTTCATTATGTATAACGTGGCCGCCGCGGTAGAAGGGAACCATTGAAGCTATACGTTCCTCCTTCTTCCCTACAGCCTTCAGTTCGATAAGCGGATATATCTTCCCTCTTTTAACCATCTCGTTCTTGAAGGGGTAAGTGATGAATTCGTTAAGCGAAGTCACCTCAATCCCAATAGCAGTTGCATTAAACTGAACTGCTTGATCAAGAACCGCCTTATATATCTGGTCAGGGTACAACTTCTCCGCAATGACGTTTCGGACATAGATGCGGCCCTGCTTCCTATCAAGCCCAAGAGTTATAATCCCACTCTCCGCGGAGTGTATCTTGACTGTCTTCGCTGGGTCGAGCAGGACAACTGTCTCAAGTCCCCGCTTCTCCCGCAAAAAGTCTTCATCGACCTCCTTATAATACCGAAAGTACTCCTTCCTAAAGGTAGCGTCCTCGGTCGAGATGGGCATATTTCTATACTCTCGATAGAAGACGTCAAGCAACCCTTGCGCTCGATACATGTTAGCCAACTCTCTAACAGCAGAGTCGCTAAGTAAGTCAGGCCAATTACTATGATAATTATCATCGCATATCTCCAAGCGGATTGGGAACCAAGTCGGGTCATTAAGTAGGTTCTCCAGCAAGCTATCCTCATGCAGAACTGTACCGACAACTATAATCTGCCAGTTCTTGCTGCGGTCAACTGAGTTCATAACGTCAGCGAAGAACCATTCCTTGATCTTCTTCCTAGTATCAGGGTTCCTCACATCTTCCGCGTTCTCGAGATCGTCCCCTATGATGAGATCAGGGCGGAATCCACGCCAGTTGAAGCCACGAATCTGCTGTCCTGCGCCTCGAGGGAGAATAACTACCCCCGGATCGCCTGCTTCTGGGTCCGCATAAGCCACCCACATATCCTTAGAGAAGGTTTCACTGCTTTTTACGTCCCCGAAGAAGGACCGAACCAGCGTATTCGAACAGAGTTCGGCCTTCAAGTTCTCCGACTGCATAGTTGCCTGCGTCGCAGTGTTGGAAATAGGCACTATAAAGCGCTTATCTCGGAAGAGAATCTTCTTTGCCGGAAAAAGTAGGTTGGAAATGGTCGTCTTTCCGAAACCCCTAGGCGCGGCAATGACTATCTTCTGCCTTCCACTCTCCATAGCCTCGAAAACGGTCTGATGGATCGAAGAGAATGGCAAATTAAACCTCTCGGGAAAGATAGTTTTGGCGAAAACTGCGTCGTTGACGTAGCATTGGGCCAAAATATCTTTGACGTCGGAGTTTGATCGTATGTCAAGCGCACTCAGCGACTGCATCTATTATTACTCCTGACTCGATCCCTTGAGTTATTGCCCTTCTCTTGATCTCCGCTATGTCGTCCATGGTAAGGTGGGCGACAACTCCTTCTGCTCGAATAACTTTGGGGGCAGCGTAGCCGGCACGGTCAAGAAGGTCCATCGAAACCTTAGCCCGTATGGCAAAGCCGGCGTTATCGTTCCTTCGAATCTCATCCAGGGTGTCGATGCACTCGGGGGCTAGCTCTTTGATGCGCTGAGCCACGTCTATAGCCTCCGCATCACGCACTTGTCGGAGCATAGCCAGCTTGTCCTGCACAATGCGGGAGTTAGCCGTATAGCAGACCATTGCCTCAGTCACACCAAAGTGCTCAGCGATCTCCTTATTGCCCCAACCAAGCAGGAGAAGGCGAACTATCTCGTGATGAATCTGGGACATATTCTGTAATTGGTACTGTCTATCGAAGACCGGCCGTCTTCCGCTTCTTCCAGCTACTCCTGCCATGAGGTCCTCCAACAATCACTTGGGTTAATTTCCACCCCAAGTGTTATTTTCCTTGTACTTGATCTCCCTGAGTAGTCCCGCCCTGCATCGGTGCCTGAAGGTTTGCGTTGCGGAGAAGGTCAGTTGGGGTTATGACCTCTTTGTTATTGGAGTCGCGGATTGTGATTTCACACGGTCCCCCGCCAGGATTAACGGTGACGCTTAACGTCTGGCACCCGGCAAGAACGATTACTGCGAGTAATGCGAAGATGATCTTTTTCATTCTTTTACTCCTTTCGGCATGATTCCGAGTGCTGCGAATATGCCAGTGGATATGCCAGTCAGGAAATCAAATTTGGCATGGTATGCTGCGTAAATCACTATTACCAGTAGAATCACCACGTAAAGCAACTGCTTTACCCCTTCGATATTCGCCCAAAAATCTTTCATGCTATTCTCTCCTTTCCCGACCAGAATGATTCATCCCCTGCCAAAGCAACCGCCTTGTAAAACGCATAAGCCACAATCCGGCGCCTGAAGTTCAGGAACGAGTGCCAACCGTGGTAGGCGTTGATGATTGCGTTCAGGTTTCGCAAGAACCGCTCATCAGCCGCCACCTTGTTAGCTTCCGACACCCCGACGGCGTAATCCCAATCGTGAATATCGCAAGCTTCATGAATAGACAGCCCGTAGAGATGATCCGGGATGAGATCGTACTTCCATCCCCCAGGACCACAACCGTTGACTACCTGATGCCGAACTTCTGTTAAGGCTGTCATGTACTCGTTGGAGCATTCGAGGCAGCAGATAACTGAGGTCACAGCGGCTCTCCTTTCATGCCTTTACAAACCCTGGCAAGTAGATCGTTTTCCCGTCACGCTTGATAGCGGAGAGTTTCTGATACCGTGGCACTTTTGCGAATCCGAGATGCACCCAACCAGAAGGGCCGAACTCATAAATGATCTGGTCGTAATCCTTTATGATATCCGGGAGGACTTTGCATACCTCAATATTCTCCACCCCGCTAACCTCAAAATCAGCTGCTAGTGCAAATCTGTGGGCGCTTGTCAACGAGCCCCCTACCGCTTTATTCAACTCAGGAGACCTGTAACAGCTTGTCACATGAACAGGAGCCCCATAATGAGCCCGGACTTTTTCAAGGGCCTCCGCAACTCGCAGAACGTTCCCCTTAAGCTCTTCGGGAATATTGTTGTTGATCCCCAGCCGAGTAGCAGTTTCAGATTTGCACATTTCAGCCAACGTGAAATGTTCTGTTAGGCCCATCCTTTTCTTCTCCTCGAACCACCTGCGAAACGGGCATGGCTCATCTTCCCATGAGCAGGTTTCTATGGTGCATCGGTTGCGGTACTTGCAAGACACTATTCAACCTTGAACAGTTTACCGCCTACCTTGAGACATTTACCTCCCACCTTGACGGCATGAGGCATAGCTGTTGTGATGGTCACTCCATCGCTTGCGGATGTGGAGATATTTCCGGCGAAGTCTTTAGCGAAAGCGTAGAGCGTTTTCGCGCCGGCGGTCCCGAAAACATGCTGAACTGGTGCTGAACCACTCCAAGAACAAGTACCGGAATCATTGGTTTCAGTTACGCAGTAGCCAGTTACCCCCACTGCATCAGTGGCGGTGAATGTCGTTATTGGCACGGTGAGGCTTGAAGTTGTGGCTGGGATGACGAATGCTGTTATTGTGGGGGCGGTGGTGTCGGACTCGCCCACCCCAAAAGTAATTTCTTCACCATTGGTATTTGCTACACCGTCTGCATCGACTACGTAAAGGTATGCTGTTGAACTGTCTGCAAACGCACCTTGATTGACTGTTATTTGTAAGGTGGTGTCCCCCCAAGATGTATGTGGGATCTGCACCTCGCAAGCCCCTTTTGCGGCCCATGTTGAGCCTGTGCAAATTTCGACTCTGCTCCGTGTGTCATCGACATAAATATCATCAAAGTCAAATGAGGGGTTCGCCCCAGTACCATCGATGTTAGGATCATACCCGACCGCATAAATTCCTGTTGCTGGCCCCCACGACCCCACCGTGCAATTACTGGGGGTAGACCCGCAAAAACCTGACTCCCCTGAGACCTTATTGACACGCTCAACTCCATCTACTGATGCAATCACCCGAGGGTAATATGGTGTTTCTGTGTTATCAAATAACACCTCATTTCGGTGCCAGTCTGTATACGTACCTGGATAGCTAGGGAAAACCGACAGCCGTTGCCGTGCAATCGTATCGTCATACAGAAGCAATTGAGTTTGGGTCCAACTCATCTGATACGTACCAAACTGGCCGCTTTCGCTCGCCCGAAGTATTTTGCATGATTGCGCTGCGTTTTGCCAGTCTCCACCCGCCCTATGCCACCAAGTTATGTACAATTGTGAGTCTGCCGCCGTGGGAAAGTTTTCCCCCCCTAAACTTGCCTTTATATGTACTCCGAGATCAGATGAATACGTTACTGAATTTGTATAACTAGCAGTGCTTTTGCCTCTCTGCCTATTAGATAAAAACCTCGCAGTGTTTTGGCTCTCAGAATTTATGGTCCACGGGTAGCCACCACCTACAGGGATAACATCCCCGTTATTTAATCCACTATACGAGGCTTGGTTATCTACTGTGTCCCATAACAAGGGAGCCACCGCAGATTTAGTTCCAAATCCTGAACCAGATACCGTCACAGAGCTGTGGTGTTTAAAAACTCCAACCGCGCTAGATATTAACGGGGCCGCGTCAGCAGTATTAGAGAATAATATAAGAAACAATACTATAATTAAACCCCACATATTTAATCCCCCGCCGAGAAGTTATCTACCCATCCTGTTGCAGCACCACTACGAGCTATCCTTATCCCAACATCTCCGGTGAAAGAAAGCGCTGCTGTATAATTGATGTACTCAACACTGTCTACTAACACAACAACTCCTGACCCGCTATATGTGGTTTTTACAGTATATGTTCCTACACTAGTTATTGTTATTACTCCGGACGAAATTAAAGAATCCACCCCTGCATCTACTTGCCTCAACTGCAAATCATAGTTATCAGTTGCAACAGGGTCGGCAGACACGTACCAATAGTTAGTTGTATCTTCATACCAAAATAGTGGACCAGGTCTTGATGAGTTTGAACTTTCAAGATTTATATCGCACTGAACCCACCCGGAACTTCTTGATGCTCCGATTATTGATAAAGATGTGCCAAGAGTAGCTAGATGAGCGGCATTAGAGATAATATCAGCATCCCCCCCCGCTTCGGTCCATGTGTATGTCCCCCCTGACAACGCACCTAATGGGTCAGAATCCTCACGGTCGAAGTTGTCTGAGGCAGAAAATGCACCCCCCGCAGTCGTTCCCCACATCCCGAGAATAGCCTTATGGCTATCTTGGATTCCCCCTGCGAGGGCCTGTGTAGCTAACAGCACGGACCCAATAGTGAATAAGAGCAGTCTCATACTAAGGCCCTCCATCGGTCCAGTGAGCACCCGCTACCGTCCCGGACATACACCACCAACCATCAGCGGAATAATATTGACAGGTTATCATGTCTCCCGCCAAACTGGTATTCGTTGCCTTATCTCCATCGTCAAGAAGCACTCCGTCAAGATATATTCTGTCAGAAGCATTAGTGTCAAGACTGACGGCAATTGCGCCAACGGTGATGACGCTGAAGCTCATTCGTGTAGCCACGGCAGGGGCGGTAATTGTTGCCGCAGAGGTCACATAAACAGTTCCCCCATATGATTCCGTGGCTGAGTCGGTGCCGATGGTATAGGCCGCAGCCTTGCTCGTTGTGACGATAGGCAGGGAGCCAACTGTCAAGTTGGGTGCCGTAATGTCTAGCCCCAATCCTGCCGTCAGTAATCCAGTAGCTGTTTCCGAATCATCCCAGAAATAAATCCTATCAGCGTTCGGGTCGGAAATGGTTGTAATCTCGTCGGGGATATTCGACGCATACCATTGCGTATCCCGATAAAACCAGATAATCGGGTCGCCAACAACACATGTATAATCTGCCGCCCTGTTTGCCGCCACAAGCCCGGAAGCGGTCAAATCAAATACTGTAGCCGCCCCGCAATAAACAATAAGCATTTGACCTTCGACAGGATCATCAAAGTCAGTTATGGTCGTAGTGTCTACGGTCCTGTAAAATGAGGCAGCAGATACAGATGGTGTCGCATCACCCGCACCGAAAGCCGTCCATGTCTGGAATATAACAGGAACCGCCCCAACAAGGTCTCCAAGGACTGACGTTATATCCCCATCCCCCTTAGTCTCCACTGCGGTTTCAAGTGCCTGCATAGCGGCTTTAGCCGTCTGGTTATCTACAATAGTCTCTCCTGTAAATACCCCGAAATGGGTAGCGTCATCAGCCAACCCAAGTGCCGTTAGGATGGAGTCAATGTGGAGGTTGGCTTGCGCTGTTGCCAGGTTCGCCACGTCTGATAGGTTGTTTGCCGCCAGCAGATCGCCCGTCCCTGTGCCGGTAGTCCAAACCACGGCGTTGGTTGCGGAACTCCATGATAACATCTGGCCGTCTGAAGGCCCTGCCGGTGGATACCACCCGCCCATACAGAACCCCATTCCAAACGCATTGGACGCCGCAAAGATTAATGTTGCCGCCAACAGAAATGTTTTCTTCATGATTTCCTCTCCTCTATCAGTATCTACACCCGCAATGCCTCACTCTCGGTGCTTGGATTGCCGTGGGGCAGATGATCAGCCTGACAGCCATGACTTAATCTCCCGCCCAAAAGCCGCCATTATCAAGACCAGAATTAGAACCAGCGTCACGATCTTGTCAAGAAAACTCCTCTTGATTATCTTAAAATCATCAGCGAGCATTTTGACCGTTGCCATATCCGCAGAGGTAATTTCCGGGAAGCGGCATTGATGCTCTTGCAATTTACGGGTTATGAGATCTTCCAACCCCCGAAAATCGGCATCTGTCAACGTGTTCTTTCGGTCCTGATGTTCCGGCATGTCGTTACCTCTCGGTTGTTGAAGTTTGTTAAAATCAAGGAAGTGTCATATTGTTTCTGGATACTTCTGACCAGGCACCAAGTCTCCGCACTAGAGTTATGGACCCTCCAGCGGGAATATTGTAATTTGTAAATGCTTTCAGAAGTATCGGAGATCCTGAGACTATCGTAGTATTCGCATTCTGTCCGTATATGGTTATCATCTGCCCGTCATGTCCATAGACAAAATCAGTGATGCTTGTCGGAGCACTGTTATTAGCTATAAAACTTGTGTAACCTGCTACACTCGGCGCAGTGTATAAATCAGGGAAAGGCAAGAATTTAAAAGACCAGTTAAACAGATTATTTTCATAGTCCGTGGCCACATATAGCCCTGCTATGTTACCAAGCACATGATTGGATTTAATAGTATTGTTTGCCCCTGTAGCATAAAACAGAGTACCACCTGAAACTGCTCCTGCGATGCTGTCTGTTATTTTATTATCCGATACAGTACAGTTGGAATGCATTTGGACAAAATAACGATCTCCACTATGAGGAAGAAGATCAACAGTGTTGCCCGTCATAATGACATTATCGTTAAAAACAAACGGGTAAGTTGCGCCGTCTGACCATAAAAAAGAGTTGTTAGTTAAAACCAAACCGCCCCCAGTATGATAAATCCATTTAGCGAAATTTGCGCCCTCAAAGACATTGCCATTAATCACAGTATGTTTATTAGCAATAGTAAATAACCATGGCGAGTGCGTTGTATAAACAAACTGATTGCCGACAAAAAGGTTAGACACAGAATCAGAACTTATATTAAACGGAGATCCTGTTGGGGTCCGGTTACCTATTTCAAATTTGTTACCTATAAATTTATTCTGCCTTGCCCCATTTGCTAATTGAAGGATATAAGGACAATGTTCCACATGGTTGTTGGTGAATTTAATTGCATTTGTATTGTCAGCAGTAGCAACAAAAGCTAAAGCTGGGACAGTTGCTGTACCTGAATACATAATGCGGCTGTTCTGGATAGTCGCATCCCATACTGAGTCCAAGTAAAGCGCAGACACATGAAATCCAGTAATATTAACATTGTCTATAATGGTTTCACTTAATGTATCTTTGAAATATATTGCAGTTTTAGTAACAGCATTAGTATCTACAAGCATTGAGTCGGACCCAAGTAAGGACACGTTCCGCATCGTGAAGCCACTGATTCGATCAGTGGCAGAATATACATAGAACATATTCCCGGTTCCACTATCTGTGAAGAAAACAGTTGATCCCATTGCGTTAGTTTTAGTTGCTCTTGCTGTTCCCGTAGATACGCCCTCAATATCAATTACGTCGGTTATATTTACAGTTCCATCAATTCTGAACAGGCCCGGACCGAACTCAACCAGCTTGACCTCACTCGCAAAGGCAGAATTAAAGCAACTCTGCATCTCCGTTGTGGTGTTGGTCCCGCTAGCGTTAACACCCCACCATAAGGGATTAAGCGCCCTTGTAGATTTCCTGCCGAATACCACCGTCCCCGTCCCGGTGAACACCTGGCTATCGGGGAAAGATACAGGGCCGTTAAACGTAATGGAGTAAGTTGAATGAGAGAAGCTTCCGGGCCAAAGAACTGAGGTTGCCAGCGTCACTGGAGCCGTTGCATTAGCTGTGACAGGGAAGTTAGGAGTGTTGACAACAAGTAAGGCGGGAGTACTACCAATTGCAGTAATAGCTGCGTTGTATGAGGCAAATTCGTCGGAGAAGCGGATATCTTTAACTGAGCCTAATATCGTCACATTACCAATAAGGTCTCCAGTTACGTTACCAGTTACATTCCCAGTTACATTCCCAGTCAGCTGCCCTCTGAGCGTAGCAGCCTTAACTGAAACCCCAGTCATGTTCGTGAAGACCCCTAGCCTCCCTCTGAAGATATCCGAAGCGATTGTGCCAGCAAAGGCGCTTTGGCTAAGAGTGAGGAGACAAACACTTAGGGTGATAATTAACCGAAGCATATTTATTGCCTCTCTAACGTGCCAGTAACACTGGTCATGTGAAGGAAGGGGGTGATGGAACTGACGCCCAACTCTGTGATGCCGGCAGGTACATCAACATAGGTGCTATCCTTGGCTGAAGTTGCCGTGTGCATCCTCTTCCAGGCCGTGGTAGACGTCACGCGCCAGACACGGGTCTTGGTCAAATTGCGCGTGGTAGCCGAAGTTATACTCTCCGTCAACTTCCCATTGGGCGCAAAAATCTGGGCATTATCATAAGGGAAGTCCGACACAGCGTCGGCTAAGAAGCTGGTCAGCGCCAAGCCCAGGGTCACGGCAACTGCTATCACAAGTACTCTCATCAGAGGCCTCCTATTCGTTGGAACCAATGTTAGTCAATATGCCATTACCTATATCATGCGCCCCATTCCTTGTCAACACATAATTACCATCGGCTCGCCTCACAATTAACGCTAGGCCAGAGGCGGCCGCTTCGGTTAATATCCAACCCAAGTGGCGCAGCCACAAAGAGAACGTAATTGTGGTATTGGTCTAGATTTTATAAATTTTCTACCAGTGTCAACCCCTAATGCGGCGCGCTCGCGTTCCCCCTCGGCCATCCCCCGGTTCTCGTTGTGGACGACTATGGTATAATTGTCATGTGGGAAGTCAACCACATTAAACATTGGCACGAAGTTGCATAGGCTGTTCTTTGACAAGTGAATAGTTGAGTTCTCTCTCCTGGGCGTGATGGGCAAGGAGGATGTCATGGCTAAGAGAGAGATAACGCGGGCGTTTGAGGTTGAGGACGGTGTGTATACCCAGGGGACGATCAAGGTTCTGGTGAGTGTGTCCGAGGGGAAAGGGCCAAGCAAATTGGTCTTTGCTGAAAACATGGTTCACTATCTGGATTACACCGGGACGAAAGTTGAGGATGTGTTGGACTCGGCGGCGGCCAACGATGTGGTCAGTTTGCAAAATGCGGTCTTTCGTCCGATGGGAAAGGCAGTCCTCAGCGAAAGTGGCAAGACCACTAGCATGAGTGAGTTCTACGGCAGGGAACGGCGCGCTCCAAGCCTTATCCCACCTGAAGTTGCCGTGTTGCGGAAGGACATGGATAAGGAAAGTTTGGAGAGTTTGATAGCGGCGTTACAGGCGAAGTTGGAGAACAAATAACGATTCATTACAAGAACCACGCGCCTAGGAGAGAGGACTCAACGAATGGAGGGAAAGGAGGTGAGAACGATGATCTTGATTGAGACAATAGACGGAGAAAGAGTTTGGGTATCATGGGAGTTGTACACGGCACTTTGGCCGTACATAGCGAAGGCGTACGTTTGCTAGAAGGATACAAAGGAGATACAATCTGGTAACAACGGGAGCCCAGAGAGCCATTAGTGCGCTGGGCTCTTTCTATTGCGCTGAACCTAGTGACATATGCGCTCTGGCCATGACCGCACGCTTGGGATGATAA